AAAAATATATATGTATACAATTAATGTATATGGCTCTCCATATCTGGCGCGATTTTCCGCAGGGGGCCAAAATGACCATGATGACCATAACCCCCTCTTCTTTGCCGCGTTTTCTTCCCCCATGTTGACATATATGTTGACATTCATATACCAGTGTGACCTCCGACTAGTAAACGCGTGACCAAAAAGACCATGACCTTTTGTCGACATTTGAATGTCAACTTAGTTTATGTAAACATAATTGACTAAGCAATCATGCAATCCAATTCGACGGCATGACGACGCGACGGGGGGACTGGGCCTTGCGTGGTCTGGGAATATCTACGCAGGGATTACACAAACTTTTTTTATTTTTTGAAATCACCCCAAAATATGCTAATACAAAAAGTATGTTTGAAAGCTTGCCATACGAGCCTCGAAAAATAGAGGCCACAGAAAAGAACCTAGAACTGATCTACGACGCCGCGCGCAAAGGACTCAAAGGTGACGCGTTGGCGTTAGCTGCCGGCATGATGCCTGTAGAGTATCGCCGGCTTGTGCAGTTCGATCCTATCGCTGAGTATGCGGAAACCAAAGGCCGCGCGGATGGCGAAGCGGAAATGGCGAACGTGCTCCGCACAGCCGCGTTGAACGGCGACACTAAAGCGGCGCTTGAGATGTTGAAGCACGCACATGGCTGGGTTGCCAAGCAAGCGGTCAGCGTTGAGGTCAACCAAACCATATCTATTACGGCGGCGCTTCAGGAGGCGCAGCAACGAGTCATCGAAGGACAGATCATAGATGCAAACGACGGTATATTCGCCGGAGGAAGAACAGCGCTTAATGGCGACGCTGTGGAACCCCGCGCTGAAGAACGACCCGCTGGCCTTCGTGAGACTAGCCTTCCCGTGGGGGAAGCCGAATACGCCACTTGAGCACTTCGAAGGCCCACGCAAATGGCAGCGCGAGGTGTTGGTTGAACTGCGCGATCACATCCACGCGAACAACGGTAAGGTAGATTTCCAGACATTGCGGCTGGCCGTGTCATCTGGACGCGGTATTGGTAAGTCTGCCCTCGTAAGCTGGCTGACGATCTGGATGCTGACCACGCGAATAGGTTCGACGACCATCGTGTCGGCTAACTCGGAAGCGCAGCTCCGTAGCGTCACCTGGGCTGAGATAACCAAGTGGCTGAGTATGGCGATCCACACGCACTGGTTCGAGGTATCCGCGACGCGGGTGCTACCGGCCAAGTGGATCGCTGAATTGGTTGAACGTGATCTGAAGATGGGAACGCGCTATTGGGGCGTAGAAGGGCGGTTGTGGAGTGCGGAGAATCCTGACGCATATGCTGGCGTGCACAACTTCGCGGGTGTCATGCTGGTATTCGATGAGGCAAGCGGAATTGATGATTCTATCTGGTCAGTTGCAGCGGGCTTTTTTACGGAAAATACCCCTAATCGCTTTTGGTTGTGCTTCAGCAACCCCCGTCGTAACTCTGGTTACTTTTATGAGTGTTTTAACTCCAAGCGCGACTTCTGGCGAAATAAGATTGTCGATGCCAGATCTGTCGAAGGGACGGATAAAGCCGTCTACCAGCAGATCATTGACGAGTATGGCCCCGACTCCAGCGCCGCGCACGTCGAAGTCTACGGTCAGTTCCCGAACGCAAGCGACGACCAGTTCATCGGAAACGCGCTGGTTGACGAGGCAATGGAACGTCCCGCTATATCCGACCAGTCCGCGCCCATCGTGGTCGGAGTGGATCCAGCACGCTTTGGAGCCGACGCTACCGTCATCGCCATAAGGCAGGGCCGCGACATACTAAGCATACGCAGGCACCGTGGCGATGACACAATGGAGGTCGTGGGTCGCGTGATTGACGTGATCGAGGAGTATAAGCCCGCCCTCGTTGTGATAGATGAAGGGGGATTAGGCGCAGGTGTCGTGGATCGGCTGAAGGAGCAACGCTACAAGGTGCGCGGCGTAAACTTCGGGAATAAGTCATCGAAGCCGCTGATGTATGGAAACAAGCGCGCGGAGATGTGGGGCGCGATGAAAGAGTGGTTGAAAGACGCGCACATACCGAAGGACAGGTATCTGAAGTCAGACCTGATCGGGCCTATGATGAAGCCGGACAGTAAGGGAACGATATTCTTAGAGTCAAAGAAGGATATGAAGTCGAGAGGGCTGGCCTCACCTGACGCAGCGGATGCTATTGCAGTAACCTTTGCATTTCCTGTCGCCAGACGCGAGCAACGAGTAGACAACCAGCGCCGCGTCGCGTATGGTGGCAACGCAGCCTCTTCAGGATGGATGGCCTCATAATGGCGGATAAGAAAGCTAAACCCGCAGCGTCGACGCCTGCACAATCTTACCCCGATCCATACTGGCCGGGTTACAATACTGGCCCGACGCTTGGCTATGAATCGCCAATGACCATGAGCGATACTGGCGTAAATTATGCGCCGCAAGGCGGCATGGCTAATACGCCAAGACCTGGCTATAGTTTACGCCCTGAACAACAGGAAGTAACGCCTAACGCTAATGCCGCCGCTGTCCGCGCTTATACACGCAACGCACCATATATGCAGGATTTTATGTCTGATCCGCAGGCTATGGTGCAAGAGATGTATACCCTACAAAAATCGCTAGATGAAAATCCAGGCGATGTAGTAAGCGAATATAGACTTCGTATACTAAGACAGGCGTTAGGCGACGTGTTTGGTATGCGCGTCCCTGAACAAGTCTACGGCTATGGGGTAACTCGCGCGCAAGCTCCTGCGACGCCTAACACGTCATATTTGTCGGGTAAAACCCCAGGATCAAAGTAATGGTATCGTTATCGGTAGGTCGTGGCGAGAAGCTATCGACAAAAGCGGGCGCTGGTCTGACGGCTAAAGGTCGTGCTAAGTATAATGCTGCTACGGGCAGCAAGCTAAAGCCACCGGCACCTAATCCTAAAACTAAAGCAGACGAAGGACGTAAAAAATCCTTTTGCTCAAGAATGGCAGGTGTAGTCGCTAAATCGAAGAACGCCGAACGCGCTAAAGCTAGTATGAAAAGGTGGAACTGTGGCAAGTAAGCCTGGGCTATACGCCAACATTCACGCCAAACGCGCACGCATAGCCGCCGGATCGGGCGAGAAGATGCGGAAGGTTGGAGCTAAAGGCGCACCAACAGCTAAAGCGTTTGTTAGATCCGCGAAGACAGCTAAAGGAAAACGCTGATGCCGTTAGTTAAGTCATCATCTAAGAACGCCATGCGTAAGAACATCAAGGCTGAAGTCAAAGCTGGTAAGCCCGTCAAGCAGGCCGTGGCTATTGCGTATTCAGTAAAGCGCGCAGCGGCTAAGAAGGGCGGCATGAGCAAGAAAAGCGGTAAATGCTAGTATCTTTGGCCGAAGCTAGGGCTAAAGGACTAAAGCATTATTTCACGGGTAAATGCTGTTCAAAGGGCCATGTAGCGCAACGATTTACAAGCACGCGGGCTTGCATTGATTGCGCGCGCGACGCTGCCGCAAAATGGAAACAAGATAATCCAGAAACGGAAAAAGCGCGGCAAGCAGCTTATTGCGCCAAAAACCGCGAACGTCGCGTAGCCAGTACTAAGGCTTGGCGCGAAGCTAATAGCGAGTATAGAAAACAATATACATTAGACCATTACAAAGCTAACAGAGAGCGTATTTTAGAGGCTGGCCGTAAACGCCGCGCAGCTAATAGAGATAAAGTTGCTGCCCTAGCCGCCGCCAAGAGAGCCGAAAAAGATATGCGGACGCCTAAATGGCTGACAAAGCAAGATTTTGCTGATATAAGAAAATTCTATGCGTTGGCCCATGAACTTTCACAGGCTTACGGCTTTCCTTGGCATGTAGATCATATTATACCGCTTAAAGGCAAAACCGTTTCAGGATTGCATGTAGTAAATAATCTCCAAGTTATTCCTGGCTCTGACAACCGCAAGAAGAGTAATTTATTCCATGGCTGCTAGTGACGTTGAAGGCGCGGGAAAAGTCTCTGATAGCCCAGACTCTGATCGTCTGGCTACTATGCGGCACAGATTTACTGTCGCACAGGCTTCGTATTCGGACACACGGGAAGATGAATTAGACGATCTTCGCTTCATGGCAGG